ATGAATATGCTAACGAACCTGATGAAACTATAATGCCATTGCCTATGGCAGGAAATGATCTACATAAACCTCACGGAAATTACCCTGCTACACAGCTAGGAGATAATCCAATGGCAGTTGCTAAAATACGAGAAAATTTACAAAAATTATATCAAAAATATCAATAGTTTTTTATAAACAGAAATTCTAAATAGGCTCATAGAGCCTATTTTTTCCTTTAAATATAATATGGCAGGAAAAAGTTTAGATGGCGTCTTAATTAAAAAGGCACATAAGCAAATATCATTTACCAATAAACAGGTAGAAGACCTAATGAGTTGTAGTAGTGATAATGGTTATCACTACTTTTGCAAAAATTTTTTTTACATTCAACATCCTGTAAAAGGCAAACTTATTTTTAACCCGTATAGTTATCAGATCAAGTTATTAGATGCTTACCATTATCACAGATTTAATATTAATCTCCTACCTAGACAAATGGGTAAAACCACTTGTGCGGCGGGATACCTATTGTGGTATGCTATGTTTCATCCAGATCAAACAATTTTGATAAGTGCACACAAATATACTGGATCACAAGAAATAATGCAGCGTATTCGTTATGCTTATGAGTTATGCCCTGATCATATTCGCTGTGGTGTCACAAACTATAATAAGGGTAGTATTGAATTTGATAATAATAGTCGTATAGTTAGCACAACTACAACAGAGAATACAGGTCGTGGTATGAGTATTTCATTATTATATTGCGACGAGTTTGCTTTTGTTTCCCCTAATATTGCAGCAGAATTTTGGACATCCATTTCGCCCACACTAGCTACTGGTGGTAAATGTATAATAACAAGTACACCAAATAGCGATGAAGATACATTTGCTACTATATGGAAAGAAGCTAATAAAAAATTTGATGAGTACGGAAATGAAAGAGAAATTGGAATTAATGGATTTTATCCATTTACCTGTAAATGGGATGAACACCCTGACAGAGATGATAATTGGGCCACTCAAGAACGTCAACGTATTGGAGAAGAACGTTTTCGTCGTGAATACAACTGTGAATTCTTAGTTTATGACGAGACCTTAATTAATAGTATACATCTAGCTGGGATGGAAGGAAAGGCTCCTATAGTAAATATGGGACAAATTCGTTGGTATAAAACTCCTACAAAGGAATTTAGTTATGCTGTAGCATTAGATCCTAGCTTAGGCACAGGAGGAAATAATGCTGCTATTGAAATATTTGAACTACCCAGTTTTACTCAGGTTGGAGAATGGCAACATAACTTAACGCAAATCAGTCAACAAATTAAAATAATGCGGGATATTTTAAAATATATTGCAGAATGTATTGGCCAAGATAATGTGAATAACATATATTGGAGCATAGAAAATAATAATATCGGCGAGGCCGGATTAATTTGTATAAGAGATTTAGGAGAAGAAACTTTTCCTGGACTGTTTGTTAGCGAACCTATTAGAAAAGGACACGTTCGTAAGTTTAGAAAAGGATTCAATACTACCCATAAGACTAAAATAAGTGCCTGTGCTAGATTAAAATATCTAATAGAAGCTAATAAGATGTTAATCAATAGCAGGCCTTTAATTTCTGAATTAAAATCGTTCGTAGCCAGCGGTATTACATATAAGGCAAAATTAGAAGAACAGGATGACCTAGTTAGTGCCTGCTTGTTAATTGTAAGAATGACACAAATTTTAGCTGACTGGGACAGTAAAATATTTGATGTTTATAGTACTAACGAAGTCTGGGACAGCGAAGATTACGAGCCACCAATGCCTATTTACATTTCAACTGCCCTTTGATAAATATAGTTATGGAAAAAAACCTAGAAAATATTGCTGTAGAACTATTTGGTAAATTAAGGACTCAATTTCCTAGCATTAAGCTAAGAGACAAGGATGAAGATCCTACAGATATTCCAAAATTTGCTAGATTTTTCGAATTCAATTATGTTAAAAATAACATTGATCTAGGAACAATTACAATTAGTATAGATGATAATCCTAATGAGGAAAGCGATGGACTTGTTGTAATGTATAGTCAGGATATAGTTGCCAATCAACCAGAAATGGTCAAGCATCAGTGGTTTAAATTCTTAGAAAGCTTAAGTGATTTTGCTAGTAGAAATGTTATAGATTATAATGTTCGTGATATTACAAAAAGCAATTTAGACCAAAGACAACAATCATATCTAGCAAACAATCGCGGAGATGGCATAATGAGTGAAAGTAAAAAATTATGGGGTACCTCTAGAACCAGTTTTCAAGAAATGGGCGAGGCCAAATTAATAGTAAAACATAGTAAACCTGTAAATTACAATATTCCCGCAGGACGCGCAATGCATATTGAAAGCATTTTTGTGGAAAATACAGAAGGCGAGCGTTTTAGGTATCCCTTCAAACATCTCAATGGAGCCAGAGCTTTAGCAATGCATGTGGCACATGGCGGTAACAGTTATGACTCAATTGGACAATATATTATTAGATTAAGTGAAGAACTTGCTAAACTTCGTATGTTTAAAGGTTATGTAGATCGTAATGAAATGGTCAGCGAAGCAATGGGTAATATTCATGGCAAAGTTTTAGAACGTATTAATCAAGTTAAAAAAGAAATTCATAATCTACAAAATAGATCATACTATGAATCATTTGCTGACAGTTTTACTGAAACAGACGCTATTGAAATTCCAGAAGATATTGTAAACGACTGGGTTGATAGACTTACAGTGCGTAGCTTCAACGAAGAACTTAAAAATGTATTTCCTTACATATACAAATTAGTAGGAGAACAAAATTTACCTATTAAAGAATTAACTCCTGCAGATTTAATTAACGATAATAATACACAGGATCCCATGAATGAAATTAAATCTGAAATAAAAGAATTAACAGATTTTGAATCCTATATGCATGAATTAGCAATGACAGAAGCAGACGAAGATGATCCTCCATTCGAACCAGATCCTCCAAAGAAAGAAAAAAAATCTGGTGATAATGCCAAACACGACGGGCATAGTAGAGCTAAACATTTAGCCAAAGCAGCTATGGAAAAAGCCAAAAAAGCAGGTGCTAAGAAAGAAACTGTTATTAATATAGATGGCAATGATATAACTTTAGGTGAAGCAGCAACTATGATTGGTTTGGACCCAGATGAGTTTTTTGTAGAAGGCAAAGAACAAACTGAAATATTAGAATTTGTCAAATCTATGTTTGATGAAAATACAGGTCAATTTCCAAAGGGTGTAGAAGGTGTTAAAATTGCTGTAGAAAAAGAGTTCGGTGAAGAAGCAGGACAAATAGCAGAGAGAGTAATAGCGGAACTTGGGCAAGTTTTTGAAAGTAATAGAATTAAAAAATTGGCTGGATTAATATAATCAAATTTTGGCAATCCTTGAGGTTGTAAAACTAAATAAAAACGCATACAATTACAAGTATGCGTTTTTGTTTAATAGGTGTTAAACAATATAGGCAAAATATAGAGGCTAACAATAGGAGAAACATTATGGCATCTTTAGCAGAAATCCGTGCAAAATTAAAAGAACAAGAATCTCGCTTAACAGGAGGCGAGCGTACAGGAGGAGATAATTCAATTTATCCTTTCTGGAACTTGAAAGAAAACTCAGAATCTTTAGTTCGATTCATTTCAGACGGCGATTTAAATAATACTTTTTTCTGGGTTGAACGAGCAATGATTAAATTGCCATTCTCAGAAATTAAAGATTCTACAGATAATAAACCAGTGGTAGTAAATGTTCCTTGTATGGAAATGTATGGAGAAACCTGCCCAATTCTTTCAGAAGTTCGTGGTTGGTTTAAAGACCCCAGTCTTGAAGCTATGGGTCGTAAATACTGGAAAAAGCGTAGTTATATCTTTCAAGGATTTGTTGTAGAAGATGGTCTTAAAGAAGAAACTAGTCCAGAAAATCCAATTCGTAGATTTATTATTGGCCCCCAAATCTTCCAACTTATCCGTGGTGCATTGCTTGATCCTGAAATGGATGATTTGCCAACTGATACTGTAAATGGAGTTGATTTTAAGCTTATCAAGACTAGCAAAGGTGGTTATGCTGATTACAGCACCAGCAAATGGAGCAGACGTAGTCGTCCATTAAATGATCAAGAAAATAAAGCCATTGCAACTCACGGGCTCTTTAATCTTAAAGATTATCTTCCTAAAAAGCCTGGAGATGTTGAACTAAAGGTTATCAAAGAAATGTTTGAAGCAAGTGTTGACAGCGAACCATTTGATATGGGACGTTGGGGACAATACTTTAAACCAGCAGGTATGAGTTCTGCTACTGGGGATCCTACTGCTCGTACAACTAAAGCAGCAGCGCCAATGGAAGACTATTTAGACGACGAACTAGCTGTTACAAAAGCAGCATCTGCTCCTCCAGCAGAAGTATCTAAGCCAGCAAATAGTAGTGGTAGCAAAGCAGAAAACATTCTTGCTATGATTCGTAATCGTAAACAGCAGTAAGCGAATAGCTAGGGTTAAAAGCCCTAGCCTTCTTTACGGAAAATAGAAATGGCAAAAACAATTAAAATTAATGAAAATTTTTCTTTGAATTATAGCAGTCGTGAAGCAGACAGCAGTGATACTGTTATGGACTGTAATATCAACTTTGATAATCCTAAAGATGATTGTATCATAATTCACAGATTAAACACTTGGCTAAAAGCCATTGGCAGAATAGATATTGAAGTTGTGTCTAAAGAAAATAT